AATTATACTTTGAAAGAAAAGCATGAAATTGATATAAATAATTTTGTTGATAAAACAATTAAAGATGATAAGTTAAAAGATAGCTTTAAAGAACATATGGAAGAAAAAGGTCTTGATAAAGGATTTAGTATAGATAAAAAATGGGTTGAGAAAAAGCTTAAAAAGAGAAATATAAAAACTGACAATGGCTTTGATATAAAAGGTAATCTGACTGATTTTGAGGACCCAATGAAATATACAGTAAGACAAAATCAAAATGGGTCTATAGATATAATTATTAAGAATGTAAAATTTTACGAAGAAAAGTAGGTGAGCATATGACTAATAAAGAAATGTGCAAGTTAAAAAATCTTGATGAAAGAGAAGTGTATAAGGAATTTGGGAAAGAGATTTGTGGTAGTTGCAAGAATAATAAGGGAGATTGTGAAAGTAAAAATTGTAGTGAAGCATGTAAAAATTGGCTAGAGAAGGTGTGTAAATCTTGACTGAACTAGGAGAGCTTCTTAGAGAAATAAGAGAAGAAGAAGGCGAATACATATCTGATATGGCTAAAAGATTAAATATTAGTTGTGAGGATATATATGCAATTAACAGAGGTAAAAGAGAATTAAGTAAAAATGAAATTAACAATGTTGTAAAAAAATATGAGCTAGAGGGAGAACATCTATATTTGCTTAAAAATATTACACATAAAGATAAGTTATTTGATATAGCATGCAATGAATGCGGAAGTAAAAATGTAGCTATAGGAATGTTTGATGTAGCAAATGACATCATAGAATTTAGATGCAGAAACTGCAATATGATAGATGTAGTAAGTGTAGATTTCTATTGAGAAGATTTAAATAATTTAAATAGTCAAAGTGAAGTTTATAAATGAAACTAGAATGTTATAGACTTACTTTGACTTATAAAAAGGAGTGTATTAAATGGCTAATATATATTGCGAAAATTATAATTGCGAAAATTACTTTGAAGATATGTGTATGCTTGAAAGAATTGAAATTAATAACCTGAAAGTGTGTGAAAGTTACATTGAAGGTAAAAATGAGCTATATAAATTAGAAAACGGATATACTATACATCCTAAAGATTTGAAAATGGTGAAAAGTAAAGATTATTCTGTTGAAGTTACTCATATTCCAACTGGTATTACAGTAAAATGCCGTTCTACAAATAGTATTTTAAAAAATAAAAATAAGTGTTTGGAAGTTCTAGAAGAAGAATTAATAAAAATAAACTCTCACTTAGAGCTAGAAGATTTACGCTAAATAGGAAGTGATTTTATGAAACGAAGAAGATGCAGTTGGTGTGGCAAGTTATTTTATCTTAAGGAAAAATCTAAGGATGTTTATTGTTGTAAGAAATGTGAGAGAAAAGCTAAGAAGGTGAAAAATGAAAATTAATTTTGTAATAGATGGAGAACCAAAGGCGAAGGCACGTCCTAGAATGAGTACGGCAAATGGTAAGGCTTATACACCTGACCAAACTGTACTCTATGAAAATTGGATTAGACTCATGTACAACTCTACAGTAAAGCATTTCTTTGAGGGTAATGTGAAAATGACAGTTATTTGTTACTTTGACATTACTAAAAAAGATAGAGAAGCACTAAAGAAAAATAAGGTAAATACTAAAGCGTATAAGGATGCTATAGGCAAGGTAGAAGGGTTAATAAGACCAAACAAGAAACCCGATTTAGACAATATAATCAAGTCTGTAGCTGACAGCTTGAATGGTATAGCTTATAAAGATGATTCTCAAATAGTAGAAGTAGTGAGTAAGAAATATTACAGTGATAGACCAAGAGTTGAAGTTGAATTGGAGGATATTATTTAACTAACAAAAAAATCCGTTCGTTAGAGTATAGACTTAGTTTTTCATAAAAATGTGAAAAAGTTAAATAAAGAATATATCAAATGATAAAGGAGAGATAGGTTATGAATGAAAATATAAATAAAGAAATAACAGTACTTGGAACTTTAGAAATCGAGGGAATGAAATTTCATAACATTGAGGGTGGATTTGGAGAACATAAGAAAGCAATGCTAGTAAAAGATATAGCTGAGATACATAATAGAGAACTTAAACATATAAATGAGCTAATTAATAATAATATAAAGAGATTTAAAACAAATATAGATATTATAGATTTAAAAGTGAGTCGTTCTGAACGACTAGGTGATTTAAAGGCTAATCCTTCAAAAGGATTAGGTTGCGAGGATGTTGGGTATAGTAAACAATCTTTTAATCAGTCAAGAAATGTTTACTTGTTATCTGAAAGAGGTTATTCAAAACTACTTAAAATATTGGAGGATGATATAGCTTGGGAACAATACGAGAAAATAGTTGATGGATATTTCTCTATGAGAAAAGAATTAAATAATCCTCTTTTAAGTGCATCAAAGGAGTTACAAGCTATATTTATGCTAGATAAGAAACAAGAAGTCTTAGAAACTAAAATAGAGAATGTTAATGAGAAGTTAGAGAACTTTATGGATGATGCACCATTATTCAATATCGAGTGTGAGTGTATTGTTAAAGAGGTTAAGAGAGTAGCAACAAAATCACTTGGTGGACATGGAAGTAAGGCTTATAAAAATAAATCTTTAAGAGGTAAAGTTTATAGTGATATATACCATCAGATTAAACGAGAATTTGGAGTAGATAGTTATAAGGCTATAAAGCGTTGTCAATTAGATAAAGTATTAGAGATTGTAAATAGTTATAAGTTACCTATAGTGTTTGAAGAAGAAATAAGACTTTTGAATAGTCAATTATCAATTGTGAGTTAAGACAGGAATAGATTTTTCTCCTTTAAAGGGGAAAACCTGCAATAGTTAATTAAAAGAGAAAAGGAGTGCTTTCACACTCCACTTGTCAAAAATATAAAGCTTTTATCCAAGATTATTATAACATAAACAGGAGTGTGAAAGTATGGATAATAATATTAATAAAAAAGAACTATTTAAAAAAGTAGAAGGTAGACTACATCATTATAAATTTTTAAGTGCAGAAATTAAAAATCTTGAATTAGATATAGAAAGTAGAGAAAATGAGATATTTGGGTGTAAAGCTGTTGGATATGATGAAAAAGTAAGTCCAACATATGCTTTTAATTCAACTGTTGAGAATGAGATTATAAAAAAAGAAAGAGATATTGCTAGATTAAAAAAACTGAAAAAAGATAAAGAAATAGAAAAGAAGAAAATAGAAAATGCACTTACATGCTTAGATATAAGAGAAGAACATTTTTTTAAACTATTTTATAATAGCAGAATGAAAAATAGTATGGTTTATATATCCTTAGAGATGAACTCAGATAGAAAAACATGTAGATGTGTGAGGGAAAGATTAGTGTATAAAGTTATGGATATGCTTTATCCAAGAATTAAGGAAAATGAACTCCCATTATTTACAAATTAGAAAATTCCCCAGTTTTTCCCCAGAAATTCCCACTTTATTCCCTACTTTCTCCCCTTTTTGATTAAAAAAACATGAGATAATAATATCGTGGAAATAAAGATTTCCCTCTCAAAATTAAATAGTTGGCTAGGGTTGGGATTATCTGTACTCTAGCCAACATATAAAAGTTTTGAATGGAGTATTAAATATGAATAATTTTAATGGCGAACGTTTAAAGAAAGCTCGTATATATAGAGAAATGACAATATTTGAATTGGCTCAAAAAATGAACTGTGAAAGACAAGTTATTTCTATGTATGAAAATAATAAATTAAAACCCGAAAAGAATATAATTAAGCAAATTGCAAAAGAGTTATATTTTCCAGTTAAATTTTTTTTAGAAAAAGAAAATGATATTATAAAAGGTTCTTCTTACTTTAGGGCATTATTAACTACAAATAAAAAATATAGAAAAAAGCAAATTCAGAGAATGGAATTTCTAGCTCAAATATATTTTTTCTTACAAGATTATATTGAATTCCCAACATTAAATTTACCAGATTGTTCTGGGAAAACACCAGAAGAAGCTGCTTTACTTTTAAGAGAAACTTGGGGATTAGGATTAAAACCTATTGATAATATCATATATGAAGTAGAACAACACGGAATACTTGTAACAAGTTTCTCGACTTCTACAGATGATATAGATGCATTCAGTCAGATGGTAGATATTTCGGGAGAGACATTTTATCTGATTGGATATTCTAGTAATAAGACTTCTGCCTCTAGAATTCATTTTGATATAGCTCATGAATTAGGGCATATATGCTTGCATGAGTGGAGCGAGGATGTAGAAGCTTTAGAAAAACAAGAATTTAAAGACAGAGAATCAGAAGCTAATAGATTTGCATCTGCATTCTTATTACCAGAAGAGACTTTTAAAATTGATGCTAAGAGAACTCCTTTACGTATTCCAAACTATACAGAATTGAAACGTAAATGGAAAGTTTCTATACAAGCAATGATACGCCGTTCATATTCTTTAGGAATTATCAGCATGGATGAATATCAGTCTATGATTCGTACTTTGCAGCGTAGAGGACTAAGAAAATCAGAGCCATTAGATGATGAATTATTAACTTCTCTACCAGCATTGTTAAAAACAGCAGTTTTGATGTTATTAAATGAGAAGGTATTTACTCCAAAAGAGTTTATGGATGAACTTTCATTTTCCTATAACTTTAGTCTAGAGCCAGAAGAAGTAGAATATCTATTAAGTCTACCTAAAAATACTCTAACTTCTGCTAAAGTTATACCATTTCCTGATTTACAACTTAAAAAAGATATTTAACTTATATTTTAAATAGAGCGAGGACTTATGACCTCGCTTAAATTATATAGAATAGGGGGAAATATGAAATGGGAATATTAGAAGGTGCAACTAAAATAAGAGGGATAGCCAAAAGGATTGCTATAGAAAAAGGAATAACAGAGCAAGAGGCATGAAATGATGCTATTAAAGAGTACAAGGAAAAATATGAATTTAATTAAGACCAGTGTATGGTCTTTTTTTATTACTATGAACAGACTAGGCAGGGCGTGAGGACGCTGTTAGTTCAATTCTAACTATGTTCAATCTTTAGTTTTTCTATTTCAATTAATCTATGGATACACTAAAAATAGTATATGAATTGAGATTAAAATCTCATACAGTTTTGTATCTTAATTCAAAGTCTAAACCGAGTGGGGCTTGGTAACCTCACTCACCATGCAGGTACTGGTGTTTAATCTAAGTTCGATTCTTAGAACTTGCGACATAATATATGTATCTCCCTATTTAAAAAGGCTAAGTGAGGGTAAGCTTAGTCTTTTATTTTTTTACAGGAGTATGATAAATGAGTAATTTAAGAGAAAAGATAATAAAAGAACTAAATGAATTTAATATAAAAGCAGATAATGATTTTTTAGAATATGCAGTTGAACACATTAAAAAGTTTATGAATGAAGGTATAGCTGATGAAGAGTTATTAATAAGAGGAGTTGTGCTTGGAGCAAGTTATGTAGTTAATATAGAAAATAAAGACTTAGATTAATTTCTAGGTCTTTTTTTTATACAATAAATTAAAAGGAGAATAAATTATGAATGATTATAAAGAAAAAACTGAACCAAAATTAAATATTTTAGTCCAGTCTAAAGTTGATATCTTATGTTCTAATAGCTCTACTATGAATGGAGTAGACACTTCAATTGATATAAAACTTTCTTTAGATAATAGAGTTATTGGCAATTTAACTAATGAAGACATAAAAAAAGAAATATCAACATCTTTTAATAAGTGTTTAAAAGAAATTGATAAAAAAATTTGTAGCAAAGAAGTAATTAATAAGCTGATTTGATTTCCTCAATTGAAGAAATTAGTTGTTCTTGAACTTTTTCTATAATTAATTCTTTATCTAAACTTCCAGAATAAAAAGGTTGCAATAAATCAATGTAATTTAATTAGATACATAGACTCTAACAAGAGTTCTTTTTTATTCCCAAAACGACAAACAAACGAGGTGGTGGTATGAATGAAAATGCAGATTTAGCCCATGAAGATTACTTAAAAGGACTCAAATACAAGGAAATAGCTGAAAAGCATAATGTAAGTCTATCGACTGTGAAATCATGGGCAACTAGATACTGGAAACAAAAAGGTTGCAACCAACCAAAAAAAGTTGCAACCAAAAAGAGAGGTGCTCCTATAGGCAATAAAAATGCTACTGGTCCACCTGGAAATAAGAACGCTGAAAAGTTTGGTTTCTTCTCAAAATACTTACCTGAAGAAACTCAAGACTTAATTAATGAGATAAAGAATAAAGATAAATTTGATATTCTTTGGGAACAGATAACAATACAATACGCAGCAATAATAAGAGCACAAAAGATAATGTATGTTAAAGACAAGGAAGAGATGATTAAGGAATTAAAGAAACATGAAAGTACAGAAAATGGCGAGAAGATGGAATATGAATTCCAATTTGCATGGGATAGGCAAGCATCTTTTCTTAATGCACAGAGTAGGGCTATGAGTGAACTTAGAAGTTTAATTAAACAATATGATGAAATGATTCATAAGGATTGGAATTTGGCTACAGAGGAGCAGAAAACAAGAGTTGAGAAGTTGAAATGTGAAGTTGATAACTTAAGTAAAGATGATATTGGGGATGATGAATTGAAAATAAGTGTAGATTATGGTGATAGAAATGATAATTAGAATAGGTTTTAATCCAGATTTCAAGGAAGCCAATTTTACTAAAAAAAGATACAGAGCAATGAAAGGTTCAGCAGGGAGTGGAAAATCTGTTAATGTAGCACAAGACTATATACTAAAGTTAGGAGATAAGAAGTATCAAGGGGCTAATCTATTAGTAGTTAGAAAGTCAGAAGCTACACATAAGTATTCAACGTATGCAGAGCTTACAGGAGCTATAAATCGTATTTATGGTAAACAAGCTGATAAGTATTGGAAAACTACTTTAAATCCTTTAGAAATTAAGAGTAAAGTTACTGGTAACTCTATAATTTTCAGAGGAGTTAATGATGCAAAACAAAGAGAAAAATTAAAATCAATTAACTTCTCGAAAGGAAAATTAACATGGGTTTGGTGTGAAGAAGCTACAGAACTTATGGAAAGTGACATAGACATACTAGATGACCGTTTAAGAGGTATTTTAACTAATCCTAACTTATACTATCAAATGACATTTACATTTAACCCAGTATCAGCTACTCATTGGATAAAAAGAAAGTATTTTGACTATAAAAATGATGATATATTTACTCATCATAGTACTTATCTACAAAATAGATTTATTGATGAAGCGTATTATAGAAGAATGAAAATGAGAGAGGAACAAGACCCAGAAGGGTATAAAGTCTATGGACTTGGAGAATGGGGAGAAACTGGTGGAGCAATACTTAAAAACTATGTTATACATGAATTTCCTACAGAATTTGAATACTTTGATAATATGAGGTTATCACAAGACTTTGGTTTTAATCATGCAAATGCAATACTTAGAATTGGCTTTAAGGATGGAGAGTTATATATATGTAATGAAATATATGTACATGAAATGGATACCTCAGAAATAATAACGATTGCAAATAGTAAAGGTTTAGAAAAGAGTCTATTTATGTACTGTGATAGCGCTGAACCCGATAGAATTAAGATGTGGAAAAGTGCAGGATATAAAGCTAAAGGAGTTAAAAAAGGACCAGGAAGTATTAAAGCTCAAATAGATTATTTAAAACAGTTAAGAATACATGTACATCCTAGTTGTATAAATACAATAAAAGAAATACAACAATGGAAATGGAAACAAGACGAAAGAACTGGATTATATCTTGATGAACCAGTTGAGTTTATGGATGATGCAATGGCTGCTCTTAGATATTCTATAGATAATAAACTTAAAAATAATGGGGTTAGAATACTTACTCCAAATGGAAGAAGGTGAGAAATTGGAACTAGATGTAATAAAAAAGTTAATTGAACAAACTAATAGTAAACATAATAACTTTGTTAAAAAGGCTGATGAAGCTGAAAAATACTATAAAAATCAAAATGACATTATAAGAGATAGAAGCCCTAATAATGTTGGCAAAGTAAATACAGCCAATAATCCACTAAGAAATGCAGACAATAGAATACCATTTAATTGGTTTGGTTTTTTAGTTAACCAAAAAGTATCATATCTGTTTACTTATCCGCCTACTTTTGATGTTGGAGATGATGGTATAAATTCAAAGATAACTGATATTTTAGGTGATAGATACCCAAAAGAAGCCAAAACACTTGGGAAAAATGCTAGTATATGCTCTAAAGCATGGTTACATGTTTGGGAGGATGATAACAATGACTTCCAATATGCTAATATAGACCCTCGCCAAATAAGAGCAGTATATTCATCAGATTTAAACAGAAAGCTTCTTGCAGTACTTAGAGAATATAAAAAGACTGATGATGAAGGAAAAGAATATGTAATCTATGAGTATTGGACAGATGAATGTTGTTATACTTATCAAAATAAAGATGGAAATAGTAATATCAATGGATTGGAGATACTTAATAAATTTATAGAGAAAAATTTAGATAATAAACTTGAAACTCAAACTAATGCATATAAACACAATTTTGGAGAAGTTCCATTTATCGAATTTCTAAACAATGATTTAGAGGTAAGAGATTTAGATAATGTTAAACACCTCATTGATGTATACGACAAGGTTTATAGCGGTTTTGTGAATGATATTGAAGATATACAAGAAGTTATTTTCGTTCTTACGAACTATGGAGGTGCAGACTTAACAGAGTTTTTAAAAGGACTTAAAGAATATAAAACTATTGATTTACAAAGTAGTGGTGCAGATGATAAGAGTGGGCTTAGTACAATTACAATAAATATTCCAATAGAAGCTCGAGATTCGCTTCTTAAAACAACAGAAAAGCAAATATATGTCCAAGGACAAGGTGTTGACCCTAAACCAGAGAATTTCGCTAATACAAGTGGTGTAGCACTCAAATTTTTATACACTTTATTAGAATTAAAAGCAGGTTTGATGGAAACAGAGTTTAGACTAGGATTTGCTAAACTAGTAAGAATAATATGTAAGCATATAGGATATTCGCCTAAAAGAGTTTTACAAACTTGGACTAGGAATATGATTCAAAATGATTTAGAACTGGCTGATATATGCTCTAAGAGTGTAGGGATAGTATCAGAAAAGACTAATTTAAAAAATCATCCTCTTGTAGATAATGCAGAAGAAGAAGAAAAACAAATTAAAAAAGAAAAGGAAACAATCAACAAGAATACAATAGTATCATTCCTAATAATAGTGGTGTTATAAATGAAACATAAAGACTATTGGAGGAAAAGATTTGAACAATTAGAAGAAGCTCAAAATAACAAAAGTATAAAATGCTATCTTGAATTAGAAAAGCAATATAAATTAGCTATGACTAGTATAGAAAAAGATATATTAGCATGGTACAACAGATTTGCTGAAAGTGAAGGAATATCTTTATTAGAAGCTAAGAAACTACTAAATACAAGAGAACTAGAAGAGTTTAAGTGGAATGTAGAAGAATATATTAAATATGGTAAAGAAAATGCTATAAATCAAAAGTGGATAAAAGAATTAGAAAATGCTAGTGCTAGAGTTCATATTACAAGGCTTGAAGCTTTAAAGTTACAAATACAGCAACAAGTAGAAGTTTTATATGGAAATGAAATTGATGGTATTGATAAACTAATGAGAGATATTTATACAAGCGAGTACTATCATACAGCTTTTAATGTTCAACAAGGAGTAAACGTTGGTTGGAGTTTAATGAGTCTTGATACTAATAGAATAAATAAAATTATTTCTAAGCCATGGACTAGTGATGGATTAAATTTTAGTGAAAGGATTTGGAGCAAACATAGACCTGCTTTAATTAATGAGTTACACACTAAATTGACGCAATCAATTATTAGAGGTGAGAATCCAAAAAATCTAGTCAATGACTTTGCTAAGAAGTTTAATGTATCTAAATCACAAGCTAAGAATTTAATAATGACTGAATCAGCTTTCTTTGCATCAGCAAGTAGAAAAGATTGTTTTAATGATTTAGATGTAGAGAAATATGAGATTATTGCTACATTAGATTTAAGAACTTCAAATATATGCAGAGAATTAGATGGTAAAGTATTTGATATGAAAGATTATCAAGTTGGAATAACAGCTCCACCATTTCATTGTCGTTGTAGGACAACGACAGCTCCTTTTTTTAGTGATGAAGAAGGCTATAGAGTAGCAAGAGATGAAAATGGGAAAACATATTATGTACCATCTAATATGAAATATAAAGAGTGGCATAAGAAGTATGTTAAAAACACTTACTAAGTTAGTAGGTGTCTTTATTATGTAAAAAAATTATTGAGAGGGTGATTTGAAATGCTTAAATTATATATTTTATCAATAATTGTGTTTTGTACAGGGCTTTATTTATTCAACATGAAGGTTTATAGTAATGAGGAATTAATTGAATTACTTAAAAGTGTGAATATCAGAAAAAGAAAAAAATATAATTTTATTTTTCTAGCTTTATTTCCACTACTTAATTTTATTCTTGGTGTGATACTCATACTATATTCTTTGCTAGTTAGCAATGAAGATATTATTAAATATTTAAGGAGGAATAAATAAGATGGCTAAGTTTAAAAAGAAAGCAGTTGAAGTAGAAGCTTTTAAACTAGGTTATGATGTAGAACCAAAATGGTTTATTGAGAATGATAGAGTTTGTAATTTTATGCAAGAAAAATGTATTAATGGTCATATAAGTTGTGATTTAAAGACACTAGAAGGTACTATGAGAGCTAATAAAGGGGATTACATTATACAAGGTGTAAAAGGAGAAATATATCCATGTAAAGCAGATATATTTGAAATGACTTATGAGAAAGTTGAATATAGAGAAAAAAATAAATTATCAACAGAGATGACTTTAGATTCAACAAACTTTCAAGAAAATATTAAAAAAGCTAGAAAAGAATTAGATTTATTTATACAAACTTTAGAAAAAGCAGATGATAAAATTAATAAACTAGCAGAAAAAATGAATAAATGTGATTGTAAAGTTGATATAGATAAGATTGTAAAACAGTTAGTGGAACACCTAAGAGAAGGTATTGAATAAGTTTTGGGGGATGGAAATATGTTTAAAAAGAAATATATTAAAAAGCCAAGCAAAATAAGTGTTAGAAATATTATAGCATTTATTATTACAGTTATTGGTATAGCTTTAGGTGTTTTTATAGGTATCAACATAATTATGGCTCATGTTTTAGGTATAGCTAACATGGTAGATAATAATACTTTCACATGTGTTAGATTAGTTTATAACTTAGTAGGGGTTATAAGTGGGTATTTGATAGGAAAAGCAATATACCTTATAGCTTCACTAATAAGCTATATTATTTATGAATAATTTGTTTAAAGGTTTTTTATTAGGTAAAAAACAAAAGGAGGGTTGTATTATTGAAAGAGTATGTAATTTGGTTTAAGAGTGGAAATTGTGTATCTGGAATAACAGACGAATATGTTGCTGATAAGCTAATGAAAGATTTTATTGAAGTTGACTCAGATTGTAGGTATTTGAAAGGGTATTTAGATGAAGATGGAACAACCGTAATAGATTTATCACAAATAGAAGCTATATCAATAAATAATTGTAATGAGAATAATAATATTGGTTTTAGTAAGTCCTAGATAGGGTTTTTTATTATGCAAAAATGAAAGGAGAATTAAATAAAATGAAAAAAGGTGAACTAATTGCACTAGGTCTTAGTGAAGAAGATGCAAAGAAAGTAGAAGTTGAATCGCTAAAAGAATTAGACAATTATATTAATAAGATTGAGTATGAAAAGGTAAAAGAAGAATTAAAAGCATCTAAAGAAGCCATTGAAGGTTTCAAGGATGGAATGACAAAAGAGCAAATTGAAGAGCTTAAAAAAGGATATGAGACTAAATTAACTGCAAAGGATGAAGAATACCAAAATAAATTAAAGGAAAAAGAACAAAAAGAGTTTGATATGGCATTAGAAAATGAACTTATTAAACTTAATGTTCATAGCACTAAAGCAGCGAAAGCAGAACTTGATTTAGAAAAAATAAAATATGAAAATGGTACTTTTACAGGACTAAAGGAACAGACTGATACTTGGTCAACTCAAAAGTCTTTCTTAATAAAAACAGGAAAGACTAAGATAAATTACAGTCCCGATAATGGCAATGAAAATACATTAAGTAGAGCTGAAAGTATTGCTAAAGAAAAAAATGAGGAAAGTTCTAAAAATCCATATGCTGACGCATGGAGTATTAAATAAAAAGGAGGATAAAGTATGTATTTTAAAGAGGTAAATTTTGATAACACACCCGAGTTTCTAGCTTCTCAACACTATATTAATTTTTCAAAAACAGCAATAGATACAGATGTAGTTGCTGATGAAAATGGCAAGAAATATGTGTTAGCAGGAAGCTTATTAGGTGAAAGTGGCAAAGTGGTAAAGATAACTAGAGGGGGTTCTTCAGATAGTTATACATATTCATTATCAGAAAACCCTGTAGGAATAGTTTTTTCAACTGTAGATGTTACTTATGGACCACAACCAGTTGCATCAATGGTGGAAGGGTATGTAATAACTGAAAGATTGCAAGGTGAGTATGTAAAAGAAGCTATAGACACTATAAAGACGAAATTACCAAATATTAAATTTATGTAGGAGGATGAAATATGGCAAGAGTAGAAGAATTATTGTCAGTTCAAGAGCTGATAAACTATACAAAGACTAGAAAATTAAAAGAAACAATGGGAGATTTATTATTTCCAACTCAAAAGATAGAAGGACTTGAAATAAAGATGATAAAAGGTGCATCTAATCTTCCAGTATCAGCAAGTGTTCATGCTTTTGATACAGAAGCAGAAATTGCATCAAGAGAAGGTGCTAATTTAAGTATTGCTGAACTTGCACTTGTGAAAAGAAAAATAAAACTAGATGAAAAAGATATAATTGTACTTGAAGAGCCAAGAAACTCACAAGAAGAAATCAAATGATAAATCAAATATTTAATGATGTTGATAATCTTGTATCAAGTGTAAATACTAGAATAGAAGCAATGAGAATGGAAGTTCTAACAACAGGAGAACTTAATATAAATGAAAATGGAGTTAAAGCTTCTTTAAAATATGGAACTCCAACAAATCATAAAGAAACAAAAACTTGGTCTAGTGGAACACCAGATATATTAGGAGATATTTATAATATGACTGATAAAATAGTTGTTGATACTGGATTTACTCCAACAAGGTCATTAACCTCTAAAACTATTTTAAACACGATATTAAGAGATGAAAAACTAAGAAAAGCTATATTTGGTGTAAATAGTGATAAATTGCTTACTTTAAAAGAATTAAATGTATTTTTAGCTTCTCAATCTCTTCCTCCTATTTTTACTTATGATGAAAGATATAGAGTTCAAGGTAAGGATGGTAAATACACAACAAAGAGATTTTTAGATGAAAATAAGTTTATTCTTATGCCTGACGGCAAGATGGGAGATACTTTCTTTGGATTAACAGCAGAGGAATTAGAACTTAGAAAAAATCCATCAATAGACATTAGTTCAGTTGGAAATATAATTGTAGAGCAGTATTCTACTGCTGACCCAGTTGCTAAGTGGATAAAAGCAGTTGCAACAGTCTTACCTAGTTTTCCTTATGCTGACCAAGTGTTTATGGGTACAATAAATTAGAGGTGTTAATATGGAAGTTGAAAGACTAAAAAAGCTTTTAGGATTTAGTAGAGAAGATGATTCAAAAGATACAATACTAGAGTTTATACTAGAAGATGTAGAAGAAATGGTCAAAAACTATTGTAATGTACCTACTATACCAGAACAATTAAATAGTACTATTTTAAGAATGGCTATAGATATGTATAAAAATGAGAGTCTAGGAAGCGAAGATATTGCACTAGGCTCTATTTCTTCTATATCAGAAGGTGATACATCAGTTTCCTACAGAAGTTCAGCTAGTGAATTTAAGGAATCTTTACTTAAAGATTACAAGTCACAATTAAATAGATACAGAAAACTTAGGTGGAAATAATGATGGATAAGACTAGAAAAGCAATAGAAATGCTGTATAGAGATAAATGCACTATAGTAGAGTATCAGCCAATTAAAGACCCTGTAACAAAACGAGCTAACAATAAAGAAGTAGTCGTATTAGAAAATCAACCTTGTAAGTTATCATATAAAAATATTACATCAGCTACAGATGGAAAAGTAGCTAAACTTGTACAGACTATTAAACTCTTTATATCTCCAAACATAAACATTAAAGCAGGTTCAAAACTTATTATAACTACTCAAAATAATATAACAAGAGAATATGCAAGAAGTGGAGAATCAGCTATATATCCAAACCATCAAGAAATTATCTTAGAATTACTTAAGAACAAGGCTTAATGGCTAGATGGGGTAGTGTTGATTTTAGAGAGTTTAAAAGAGCTTGTAGAAGAATGGAGAAATTTACAAAGATTGATTTAGATAAGTTTTGCAAAGATGCAGCAAGAGAATTAGCAGCAAGACTTTTAGGAAAAGTAATTAGAAGAACACCAGTTGATACAGGATTTCTAAGAGAAGGTTGGAGTGGAATAGCTTATGCTAGGTCGCTTCCTGTGTATAAACAAGGAAATAATTATATTATAGAAGTTGTTAATCCAACTGAATATGCAAGTTATGTAAATTTCGGGCATAGAACTAAAGATGGTAAGGGATGGGTTAAAGGACAACATTTCTTAACTATTTCAGAAATGGAGTTACAAGGTCAGATTGATAAGATTATAGAGAAAAAGCTATTAATATTGCTTAAAGGAGTGTTTGATGCTTAATAATATTATAGATGGAATATCTATTAAATTAGATAAATCATTTGGAAATGAATATACAATTTACAGTGAAGATGTAGAACAAGGTATTAATGAACCTTGTTTTTTTATTTGCCCTCTAAATCCAAGTAAGACATCTTATCCAAATGGTAGAACACTAAAAAAGAACTCTTTTGATGTACATTATTTTCCTCGTTCAAAAGATAAGAGTTTTGAAATAAATGAGGTAGCTGAGATGCTACTTGAGGAATTAGAGTATATAGAAATTGATGGAGATTTAGTTAGAGGCACAAATATGAATTTTGAAATTATAGATAATGTTCTTCATTTCTTCGTTGATTATAACTACTTCACTATAAAAAGTAATGATACAGAAAAAATGAATGATGTTGAATTATTTGGTGGTTTGAAGAGAGGTGATAATTTTGAATAAAACATTAAGCAAAGAAGATGACTACAAGTTTACTAAGGAGCAAATAGTTAATTCTAAGAAGTATATAAATAGAAAAGACTTATTAAATGCAATTTTAAAAGAAAATGAGTTATATTCCTTCTCAGAGGTAGAGGAAATAATAAATAGCTTTATGAAAGGAGTGAGTTAATTTGGCGTTAGGTGGAGGAACATTTGTAACACAGAATAAAATATTACCAGGTAGCTATATAAATTTTATCTCAGCTAAGAGGGCAACCAGTTCATTATCGGATAGAGGTATTGTTGCAATACCTTTAGAGTTAGATTGGGGCATAGATGAAGACGTATTTCAAGTAACCAGTGATGATTTTGAGAAGTATTCAGTGAAGTATTTTGGATATGATTATACTCATGAGAAGCTGAAAGGTTTGAGAGATTTATTCAAAAATATAAGGTTGGGATATTTTTATAAATTAAATAAAGGCGTTAAAGCCAGTTGTACTATAGCCACAGCAAAATATAGTGGTATCAGAGGAAATGACTTAAAAGTAACAGTTACAACAAATATAGATGATAATGCTAAGTTTGATGTTGTAACACTTTTAGATAATAAGAAGGTAGATACTCAAATAGCAAAGGTTATTACAGACTTACAAGACAATGACTATATCACTTGGAAGAAGGATGCAACACTAGAAGCAAGTGCAGGACTTGTATTTACTGGTGGAACTAATGGCGAAGCTGTGACAGGAGCAGAGTACCAAGCTTTCTTGGATAAAATAGAAAGCTATAGCTTTAATGCTTTAGGATGTTTGGCTACAACAACAGAAATTAAAAGTTTATTTGTAGAATTTACAAAGAGAATGAGAGATAAGGTAGGAGCTAAGTTTCAAACAGTACTATATAAGAAAAGTGATGCAGATTATGAAGGTGTAGTGTCTGTAGAAAATAAGATTAAAGATATTGGATTAGTAGAATCTAGTTTAATTTATTGGGCGGCTGGAGTTATAGCAGGATGCGATATAAATAAATCTAATACTAATAAAAAGTATGATGGTGAGTTTGATGTTGATGTTAATTATACACAAATACAACTTGAAGAAGCTTTAAAAACTGGTAAATTTATATTCCACAAGGTGGGAGATGAAGTTCATGTGTTAGAGGATATAAATACTTTTGTATCATTTACAGATGATAAAAATGACGATTTTTCAAGTAACCAAAGTGTTAGAGTACTTGACCAAATTGCTAATGATATTGCAACTTTATTTAATGAAAAGTATTTAGGTAAAGTTCCGAATGATAAGGCAGGAAGAATAAGTTTCTGGAATGATGTTGTTAAACACCATAAAGAATTAGAGAATATAAGGGCAATAGAAGATTTTAAAACTGATGATGTTAGTGTAGAGCTTGGAAATGATAAGAAAACTGTCATAGTATCTGATGCTGTTAAGGTAATAAATGCTATGAGTAAGCTTTATATGACTGTTTCAGTTAATTAGAGAGGAGAGTGATAATATGGCTCAAACAATAAATGCTAAAGATACAGTTAGTGCAAAGAAAGCTGAATGTTTTATAACTATAGAAGGTAAAAGATATAATTTTATGCAAGCTATAGATTTAGAGGCTAAAATGGAAAAAAATAAAAGTGAAGTTCCAATTCTAGGAAGAACAACAAAGGGAAATAAAACAACTGGGAGTACAAATACTGGAAGTGCAACATTTCATTATAATACTTCTATTTTTAGAGAATTACTTTACAGATATAAAGAAACTGGTGAGGATATTTATTTTGACATACAAGTTACAAATGAAGACCCTACATCTGCTGTAGGAAGACAGACAGTAGTACTTAAAGATTGTAATATGGACAGTGGAATAATTACTAAATTTGATGCTGATGGTGAGTATTTAGATGAAGATATGGATTTCACTTTTGAGGATTGGGAATTAGTAGAAAAATTTAATTTATTGGCAGGAATGGAGTAAAATACACATTTATAAATTATATATGTGTATTTTTTATATGAAAAATTAAAATAAAAGGAGATTAGAATAATATGAGTAATTTAAGTGCTTTTTTAAGTCAAAATGCAATAAAGGTTGATAATGTAAAATATGTAGCGAGTAACAGATTTTTAGATAAAGAAGGGAAACCAGTTGAATGGGAATTAAAAGTTTTATCATCTGAAGAAGACGAAGCACTAAGAAGAAAGTGTACTAAAAGAGTAAAAGTGATTGGTAACAATGGTAAGCATACTGGACAATATACAAGTGAAATTGACTACAATAGTTATGTAGCTGAATTATGTGTAGCATCTACAGTATTTCCAGATTTAAAGGATGCCGAACTCCAAAATAGTTATGGAGTAATGGGAGAAGCTCAGTTATTAAAGACAATGCTTACAGCAGGTGAGTATGTCAATTATACAGTAAAAGTGAATGAAGTCAATGGATTTGATACATCTTTTGAGGATAAAGTAGAAGAAGCAAAAAACTAATCAGAGGTGGCGATTTTGATGCTAGCATCACTCATTATTGTATTCAAAAATTAAAGTGGAAGCCAAGTGAATATATGAATTTAGAAGTTAATGAGAGAGCGTTAGCAGCCGCCTCAATACTTATAAAGATAGAAGATGAAGAGGAAGCAATGAAAGAAGCTGAAAGAGAGAGAAAGAGGGGACGAAGAAGATAGCAAAATAAAAAAATAAATATAGAATAGGTAAAATATGTAATAATTATATGTTATAATATTTTTAGCAAGAAGATGTAATCT